AAAAATGTTAGAACGACTTTTTATAAGTTAACTCGACGTAACTATGGAGAATGAGTGAAAATAATAGTTCTGATCTTAGCAGTAATATTTATTGTTTATATATTAACCAAGTATAAGATTGATAATTGACCTCTATTAGTACTTAATGTACCCTTGAACTGATATAGGATATCAACCAAGGATAGGTTAGTGACCACAGGCAGACCCACGAAATACGATCCAAGATATTGTAACGAACTAATAGAGCATATGAGCTTAGGGCTGTCCTACGAGGTAGCGGCATACAAAATGGGCGTATGCAAGGCGACTTTGTACAATTGGGAGAAGGAATTCCCTGAGTTTCTAGACGCCAAAAAGGAAGCATTCCAAGCAAATCAAGCATTCTGGGAAGAGGTAGGCATATCAGCAATGGTAGGCAACACTCCTAACTTCATTCCATCTATCTATATATTCAACATGAAGAATCGTTTTAAGTGGCGGGATAATCCGAAAGAAGAAAGCGAAGAAAAAACGATCAATGTAGTGTTCGCTAAAAACAGTGGAAATTAAACTAACCGATCCCCAATATGAGTTCGTGTCATCGAATGCCAAGGAAGCACTATTCCTAGCAGGTATCGCTAGTGGTAAGTCCACAGCATTGGGTGATTTCATCGTGAGAATGGCGGGCGAATATCCTAAGATACCGGGACTAATAACAGCAAACACTTATACGCAATTATGTAACGCGACAATACCTGCAATACAAAAAGAGCTAGATCGATGTGGCGTCCCGAATGAGGCGATACTCTCTGGCCCTAAAAAGCGCTTAGAAATAGCAAACACAACAGCTTATTTATACTCACTAGAAAGGCCTGACAATATTAGAGGGATTGAAGTTGGTTGGGTAGGTAACGACGAGATTGCATTCGCCCAAAGAAAAGAAGAGGCAATGAAGGTTATCAAGGGGCGATTAAGATACCCCGGATCTCCTAGATTTGAACGACATACTACCTCACCGAATGGGTACGATCTACTATACGACGCATTCGAAGGGAAAGACGGCGCTAACCAAACTGCGAAACACCACTTAATTAGAGGTCGGACTTGCGACAATACTTTTCTACCTGCCGGATATTTTGAGGAACTATTAGAAGATTACGGCGGTCCAGATAACCCATTAGCGAGACAAGAGCTCTTTGGAGAGTTTGTAAATCTACAAGCAGGGCAAGTTTACTGGGCATTTAATAGAGATATTCACGTTCAGCCAGTCAATTATTTTTCAGGTTATCCTATCTATGTCGGGCAAGATTTCAATATCGATAATATGTGCTCATGTTTAATTCAATATGTTAATGGCATCTTTTATGTAATTGATGAAATCATATTGGACCAGTACGGCGCCAACACAGATAACGCAGCCGAGCATATACTAAGAAAGACTGACGGCTATAGCGCAATGGTGGTTCCCGACTCAACCGGGTCCGCAAGGAAGACATCAGCCAAGGGGCGTACTGATATTGAGATATTGGAGCGGGCAGGGCTTAGAGTATTACCTACCAGGAATCCATTTATTAGAGATAGACAAAACAATATCAATAATAAATTTAAAAAAGGTCAGTTGATTATTGCTGACCGATGCAAGCATTTAATTAAAGAGATCGGCACATTATCCGCTAGAGACAAAGAGGGCGTTAAGGCTCATGTGTCTGTCGGCATGGGTTATGTTCTTAATAAAATAAGCCCGATGATCTCATCTTGTGGGACATCACAGCATAGCATTTGACAAAGCATTGTAGTATTATAACAATACTAAAAGCTACACAAGGAAGTTACATGGCGTTAAAAAATAAAATCCCGGCAATTCTTGAGCATATAGAGGACAGTAAAAAGTTACTTGCTCACAATAAAGTACTATTCGACATTAGCGAGGGCGATCTATTAACATATGTTAAAATTGCATTAAACGACCAGCTTGGTCCCAATAGTTACGAGCAGGTACTGGGGCGCATCCCACCTATCAACATATTTAAAAAGGTTGTTGCTAAGTTGAGCAAACTTTATTCAGAGGGCATTAGTAGAACACCTGAGAATGAGAACGATGCTGAGTTATTGGGCGAATATATATCTGCGTTAAGTGCTGACGACTTGTGGACAGAAAACAATGAAAACTTCAACTCTTATAAGGCACTGGTAACAGAACTTTATGAGGACGATGGAGAAGTTAAATCAAGACCAATCCCTGGACACCAATTTCTGGCCTATGGCGATGATCCGAAAAACCCTTTAAGGATGACAGTCGGTATCAAGTTTATGGGTAAATATGGAGACGAGGAAAGGTTCTGGCTATATTCAGACGAGGAATTTCTATCAATAACAAATGAGGGCCAAATTGTAGTTGATGACATGGCTGACAATGAGGGAATCAATGATTTTGGCGTTATACCATTTGGCTATAAAGCTAGATCTAAATATCTACTAACACCGCTAACAGATACAGACATGCTAACCATGGTTATTCTAATAGTCATATTGATGGCAGATCTAAACCTGGCAATGAAATTTTTAGCTCATCCGCAATTCTACGGAATTGATATTGATTACGAGCAACTTAAAAGAGAGCCGAGTTCATTCTGGAACTTTAAGAGCGACCCGGCATCAGACAAAACTCCACAGGTCGGCGTGATCGCGCCAAATCTAGACCTGGATTCTCAAGCAAGGTGGATAGCTCAACAATTAGCTATGTGGCTTGACTCACGCAATATAAGGCCAGGGGCGATCCAAGCAGACGCTAGCGCAGACGCCGTTGCCTCTGGTATTGCCTTGATGATTAGAGAGATGGATACAACCGAGGATAGAAAGGCTCAAATACCTTTCTTTGTAAGTGCAGAACGAGACTATTGGAACATACTATCAACAATGCATAACAAATTGGTGGGCGCCGGCAGACTAAAGGAAAAGAAAAAGTTTAGTAGCGATCAAATAAACGTGCTCACGGAATTCCCGCCAATGTCAATAATTGAGGACAGGGACGCTAAAGTTAATCGACTTAAAATTGAAATAGACGCAAAGCTTAAATCTCAACGGACAGCTATTGAGGAATTAAACCCACGATGGACCGAGGAAAGAATAGAGATAGAGCTCGAAAAGATCGACGGCGAGAAGCCTAAAATTGTAGCTCCGATAATGCCAATGCAAGACGAAGAGGACGATGAATAGATTACTCCATGGTGACTGTCTCGAACTAATGAAAGATATTCCCGATAATTCTATCGACATGGTTTTGACTGATCCGCCTTATCAGATCACGGCGTGTCGCTGGGATAAGCTAATCCCTTTCGAACCTATGTGGGAGCAGCTTAAAAGAATTACCAAGGATAATGGAGCTATTTGTTTGTTTGGGAGTGAGCCGTTTAGTAGTGCCCTACGAATGAGTAATATTAAAATGTTTAAATATGATTGGATATGGGAAAAAGCACAAGCCGTTGGCCACCTCAATGCATGGCGGCAACCGATGAGAAACACTGAAACAATATCGGTTTTTTATAAAAAACAACCAACTTACTTGCCGATATTAGAAGATAAGGACGCTAAAAATATTCGACCTACTGCAAATAGGACAAAAAAAACAGACTGCTATGGCGATCATAAACTCAATATTCACAAATGCCCATCCGACAAAACAATGCCCAAGACCACTATTAAATTTAATAATGCTCAACGAACAGTTCACCCAACCCAAAAGCCAGTAGCACTTCTCGAATACTTAATCAAAACCTACACACTTGAAGGCGAGACTGTTCTAGATTTTACCATGGGGTCGGGAAGTACAGGAGTTGCGGCTAAAAACCTTAATCGAAAATTCATTGGTTGCGAAATGGATGATAAATATTTTGAGATAGCAAGGAAGCGAATTGACAACGTATAGCGAGAAAGTTCACTTTTTCAAAGTCAAGGTAGACAAGCGATATACTAAAGCTCAGAAAGACGCTATCGGCAAAGACATAGTTGAGTACATTAAAGATAGAACAGACGCAGGTGCAGGTATCGGTGGCGGTCCATGGAAGGCTGCCAAGGCACAAGTATATTCAAATGAATATGCTAATTCAAAAGAATTTAAAGCTGCTGGTAAATCTCAAGGCAACGTAGACCTTGAATTATCCAGTAAAATGCTATCGAAATTAAGACATCTCAAAACTCAAGACGAGCCTGGTAAATTAGCAATAGGTTATGGCAAGTCTGATGGGAATAGAACATTAGGAAAGGTTGAGGGTAACGTGAGAGGAACTTACGGCAAGCCATCACCTATAAGAGGCAAGTCTCGCAATTTTATGGGACTAACATTAAATGAGCTAGGGCGTATTTTAGAGAGATATCCCTTAGACGACAAAGAGACTTTAGAGGGTTCTCTAGAGGAAAGGCGACTCAAGGATGAGGCAATCAGGGAAGAAAAAGAACTAGGCGAAAGCTAAACACTTGCACTCGCCGCAACAAGGATGTAATATGATAGACAATGATCTAGGCGCTAGTGGCGCACCCTCCCAAAACATTAGTGATGATTCGGGCTCAAAAGAAGTTTCTTACGAAACGCATCGAAAGCTTTTAGGCCAGAGAAAAGGCGATCAAGCTACGATTAAAGAGCTGTCAGACGCTCTAAATGTTTTCAGAGAAGCCGAAGCGGCTGCTAATGAACAAAAAGCAATCGAAAAAGGTAACTTTGAAAAGGTTTTAGCTGATAGGGAAGTCAGGCTAAAGGAAACTCAAGCCAAGTACGACGAACTAAACAGCCAAATTAGTCGAGCAAGAAAACTAAACGCATTTGATGAAGTTTTAGGGTCAAGGATCAAACATGAAGATTTTTACAACTTTGTGGACACTGACTCAATTCAACTGGATGAAAACGGGGTTCCATTGAAAGAGACAGTCGAGCTAGCTGTAAATAGCTTCAAAGAAAGGTACGGAGACACTTTGATTGCTAAAAAAGAAGTGGCAAAACTACCAGGGGACGCACCGGGAAATACAACATTTCAGACGGGCAAAACAAATGTTAACGACAAAAAAGCCTGGAACGGCGCTATTAACCGATTTCTAGGCGAACAAAAAGGATAAATCATGGCAGACGTAATAATGGGCGTAACAGAAGTAGCTGGGGTAACTCAAGCAAGTATTTCTGGCTTAATTCAATCTTACCTTTATGAAAAAACAAGACTCTTACCTACAATTACAGACTATAGTTCTAGAGTAGCTCCTGGCGACAAGTCAGTGTCTATCGGACGTTCTGGCGGCTTCACTGTTGGTTCAAAATCTGAAAACACAGCACTAGAGGCACAGTCAATCACTTACGGATCTGACACTATCACTCTTGAAAATCACAGAGCGGTTCAATTCCTAGTTGAAGACATTGCTAATATTCAATCAGTTCCTTTTATTGTTGAAGATGCAATGAAAAAAGCTTCTGCCGACCTAGCAGTTGATATTGATACTTACATTGTTGCTGAATTAGCTAAAGCTTCTGCTTCTGCTCCAGATCATCAAGTAGTATTCGCTGACACAAGTACCGACGTTGTAGCACTTGCCGACATTCTTGCAGCTCGTAAGTTGCTTCAAGCTCAACATCTTAATACCGACGAATGTTACATCGGTATCGGACCAGAGAAAGAAGCCGAAATGCTAGCTATTTCTAACTTCATTGAAGCACAAAAATGGGGAAGCAATGAGCCAATCATGAATGGCGTTATCGGTAAACTATATGGAATGAAAGTTGTAGTTTCTAGTCTTTTTACAGACAGAATGATCACTTATCACCCATCTGCAGTTGGTTTCGCATTCCAACAAGCAATTGCTGTTGAACAACAACGTGACCTTGCTAATCTTGGAACACGTTACAGCTTGTCATTGCTTCATGGTTGTGAAGTTCTTGACAGTGGTAAGAGAACAGTTCTTACAGATTCTACAAACTAGAATACTTAATACAACTGGGGGGCTTCGGCTCCCCTCTCTTATATGAGGTCTATGTCAAAATCTAATGAGATACCTTTATTCGTAACAGCTAAAACCAAGGAAGAGTTAGTCTCCGTAATGTGGGCAACTAACGCCAAACTTATGTGCCAATTGCAGTATTTCGATATTCAATTCGTAGATAAGGAATGGGTCGCTTGGTATTTTTACGATGCTGAGAAGTTGAGGGTTAAGCGATGACTACCGGACGAGCAAGACTAGACGACGATAGAAACAACTTTGAGAGAGATTACAAGAACAGGTCTGCAAGGGTCGTTCTTAATACTAGCAAATCAGAATTCAATTCTCTCGGCGTTTCTAAGACATCCGTAACAACTACGGCAACTAAAATAACAACACCGGACGATGCGGTTGATTTCTTTATCATATGCAAAGACGGTGACTTTTTTATAGGTGACGAGAACGTAACTACTTCAAATGGGTTCCCATTAGACAGATACGACTCTTTACCATTAACTGGTTACCAAAAATCAGACAATAACGAGATTTATGGCATTACCTCTACCGGAACGGTGACGGTATACGCAGTAGGAAGTACTAAACTATGACTTCAACTAAAACATATGATTTTTTAACAGATTCTGACTATAATTACACCGCTTCAGACATTGCATTGTCTGGCGGCCAGGCTAAGTTAGCGTTACAGAGCTTGCCAGGTCAAACTTACAACCAAACGTATGACAGCGACACGGGCTTTACCTACGATAACACCAAATTAACCTTTGCTGGCACACGCCTAGAGCAGAAGTCACAAGGGCCTGTAAATTCTTCAGCATTCGCTAACTTCGAAACAAACGAAGACCTTAACTGGGGTGATGCTGCATTAACGGGTACACTATTCGGTGGCGCTACTGTCAGTGGCGGGTATCTTGACTCTACTGGGGGCGGAGGTGTTTCATACGTAGCAACCGGTGCTATCAATGCAATGAAGGGCTCAGTTGTATTATTGTGGAAGCCTAACTATACCGGGAATCCTTCAGGGACCAGGTATTTGATAGACTTCGCTAACTCGTCGGGCTCTTCTAATAATAGACTACGACTATATCATGACGTTGCGTCTGCAATAAGAATGGACTCTTCCACTAACGTTGGTGCCGGAACCACGGCAACGCCTTACGGGACAAAATCTGTCATTGCTGGTACTGAATATATCTTGCAATTTGACTGGGATTTTACGCCTGGCTCAGAAAAGCACGAGGTTTACATAGATGGTGTTCAGCAGGGCTCTACGCAAACAGTTGCCAAAACAAGAGACGACAATTTAACATCTATTACTTATTTCCAAACCGGACATCCAACTCTCGCCGAAGCATCTTATGGATACTTACTAATAGCTAATGACGTTTTGAGCACACCGCTTGTCACAGAACCTCCTGCATATAGGTATGCCGAAGCGTGTGCATTATCGCCTAGCGTGACCCGGGCTGGTGCGCTTGATGGTGCGCTATTATCGATAGAAACATTCGACGCAACTCATACTGGCACCCCAAAGTTTACAATAGGTAGGCCAGCGCAAGGGCAATTTTGGTACAACACCGTATCGGAAGCATGGGAAACCAGCGATTCAACATATTCACAGTCAAACACTGACGCGGAGATGTCTCTTTATTTGACATCATTCCCGTTCGCTCCAGACACAAACGACTTCAACCTTTGCACAACATTCCCACAGTCGGTCAATACTCAGGTGTACGTCGACAATTTAGATGTTGAATACACGAGCCAAGACTATAGCGAAGCTGACCCGGTTATATCAATAGCAATCGACGCTAGAATATGGCTAACAGAGCTCTTCACATTCGTCCCAACAGTAGTTGTGACCGGCAGTGACCTGGTTAAATACATATTAGTACTAAGCGGGACTAAAACATATTGGGATGGGGCCGCATGGTCAGCATCTAACGGGACATACGCAGAGAGCAACGCCGCTGCTGAAATAACAACCAATATCGCAACGGCCGCAACGACCAGAAAGCAATTAGGAGTAGATATATTCCTTCATTCAGCCGATGGGACAACGTCGCCAATTATCTCTAATTTAGTAGAAACTTACACAGAAGCATTGCCTAATACTGCACTTGGTAGACTTGTGGATATTTCTGGATACGTTTATGACAATGACGGGCCTGTAAGCTCTGAGTTGCTGGAAGTTAAGCCATACCGAACAGGGTTTAATGTAACTTCTGATACTGGTTCCGGGGCATTCTTTATTTACGAGAAAAGAGACTTCGCTACGACAGTTAGCGACGGGTTTTTCTCTGGTCAATGCTACCTCCAAAGCACGGGTAATCAGTGGCAATTCAAGATAGGCAAGCAATGGTACCGAACAGCATTGCTAGACCAAGACTTTAATGACTTTAATAACGACCTTACCTTAACTCTAGTAGAGGATTAGAATGGGCGTTTCTATAATACCAGCGGTCAATAGTGTCGATGTGAATCAAGTGGATCCAACGACTAACTCGTTAAAGGTCTTAGATTACGCACACGCCGAGCTGCATAGTGGCGATCATTTCGCGGTCAGGAACTTCGAGTTGGTGGCAAAGAACGCTACAAAAGACATACTGATAGTGACTCCCGACACGGCCAGATGGGCGCACATGGTTATCGGGCTTGAATCAGCATCCTCTGTGGTGGTCGGAACCTTATATGAGGCAACCGTTACCTCTTCCGATGGGACATTAGACGGCGCCAGGAACAGAAACAGAAACTTTCCTGATGACAACACTACGCTTGTTTACGAGGACCCTACGGTCACGACCGTTGGCGATCTCATTTATACAGCATCAGTCGGGTCGGGCAGGAATATAGGTGGCGGGGCCAGGGATAGCGAAGAAATTATTCTTAAGCAGAACACAAAGTACTTATTCAGAATGACAGAACAAAACGTAGTGGCAACAGTGGTCAACTGGGTTTTCGACTGGTACGAGCACACAAATAATTGATAAGGAATAACCATGAATAGAGTATTTTTCAGCGATAACGGGACATTAACAGACTATACCTCCGAGCTAATAGTAAGAGGAAACAACGTCGATTTTTCAATGGTTGCAGCCGAGGACGCTCTCTATATAAGCTCACCATTGCCATTAAGATCACTTAACTTCAATGTATCAACTGCCAATGACACTGCGACTTCTTTGACAATATCTATTTATAACGGATCAGAATTTGTCGATGCTGTTGACATGCTAGACGAAACTATACACTACACTGTAGACGGTCGGCTCACATGGACCATTAGCAAAAATGATAACTGGGGCATGGATGACACTGAGAAAATAACAGAGTTAAGCAGCGTTTACGTTTACGATCAGTACTGGTTTAAAATAACCGTAGCTGATGACTGCACATTCTCCCTTGAATCAATCAACAATATTTTCAGTGATGATACATCTCTTTTCGGGGAGTATCCTGGGCTTAATTCTAACTCTGCAATGGCGGCTTTCTCATCAGGTAAAACAAATTGGGAAGACCAACACAAGATCGCATCAGATTTAATAATAAATGATCTTATCAACAGAGGGCGAATCAAAAAGGCTGCTCAAATATTAGAGCCAGAAGAGCTAAGATTGCTTAGTCACCCTAAGGTAGCTGAGATAATTTATAGAGGTTTAGACGATGCTGATCTGGCGTTGGCAGCAAACAAAGAATACAAAGAAAGATTAGGCTCTATCCCTCTAATCGTCGACACTGACGAGGACGGGCGAAAAAATAAAAAAGAGTCTGAAAATACTAGAGTTGAAACGAGAATGTACAGATGATTATACAAATTAGAGATCTATTGCGGGATTTAATGCCCAGTGATAGAATAGAGTTACCAAATCCTTACGAGATAACTGCTAACCCCGAGGCATTTCTTGATAGAGGATTCGCTGTGGTTATAAAAGAAAGAGCATTAAACGAGGGAGTAAATTCTCCTCTTTATGCGCTCAATTCTCTTGTAAGTATAGTATTGACAAATGGCGTTCGTGACGCCGATCTACAAGTAAGTTCGAGACTTGCTGCCGAAGAAGCCCTATACGCTGATGCTGAGTCGTTGACCAACGACATTTTGCAGTTATATAGCATAACCAGCAGGGTTTTTTTAGGCGACGGAGGAATCGAGTATCTTGACCCCAATAAACATCGTTTCCTGAAGTTAGAATTAAATTTTGAGTTTATTTACAAAGAGGCGCTTAACTAGTCGCCCGAACAGGAGAAAACATGGCCTTAACACAACCAAGACCGATTTTTGGTGTTTGCGCAATAGGATTTTATGATCCTGATACAAAAATCCCATACCGGCAAGTAGAAGTAGTAGGAAGCGCAGAATACGCGCTAGAAGGCGAGTTAGTAAAACTAGAAGGTGGGAGTTCCTCTTATCCCTTTGCGATAGGAAGTGGATCAATTAGTGCAAGCATCAATTTAACCCTCAGGCAATATGAAGATTCTCTCTTCGAATTGTTTTTAGGAAAGGCACCAACTGCAACAACACCATCCGGTGGAGCTGTTTCTGACTTTGCTAACTATAGCGGAACAAGCGTTCTTAGTGCCACAACCGGAGTTGCTGACGTAAGCGTGACCGCTCTCGGGGCAAGCAAGCTAATAACCGGAAAATACGTATTAGAGGCGACATCTGCAACTGCTGGGAAAGTTTACAAGCTTTCTAATGTTGGCGGTGCTACTATGACCGACAATACAATGGCAATTGGCACTTTTGATATTAGCGCAGGTGATTCAGTTTTGACGGATCTTGGCCTAACAATAGAGCAGGGATCTGGAACAGTCGGCATGACAACCGGAGATACTGCGGTATTTAATGTTGTTAATGAAAATGTTACTGGAAAATCAGTTGTTAAAATTGGTTCAGTTTCAGACAGCTTTAAGGAATTCGGAATGGTTCTTTACTCTGCTGAGCAAAACGGAAAAGAATTGACAATGGTAGACTGCTACCGATGTAAGGCTTCTGGGATGCCAATAGTTATGACAGAGAAAGAATTTTCTGAGTTTTCTGTTACTGTTGAGTCATTTAGAAGTGCTTCTGAGGATGGCGTTGCTGAAATTACAATGCTAACATAATTAAAACTAGGGGGGATTCGTCCCCCTCTTAATTTATGGGAGTATTATGAAGCTTGAGAACTTAACACCAAAACCAGTTAAACTTGAACTTAACGAGAAGATTTATATCTTCAGACCTGTTAACTTAGAAGATTTTGTTTGGATCGGGAGAGAATTCTCCAGCATAGACAAAATTTTCTCAGGCAATGTTGATTTTAAAGCATTGTCAAGAATTGCTTACAGACTATTGACTGATAAATCTGCATATAAGCTAGTAGAAGAGGTTGATTACAACGAGGATGGCGAAGTTAGCACGGTAAAGATTGGTGGAGTTAGACTTTTTGAAAGAGAGTTCTCTGGAATGGATGGCCTAGAGCGACTAATTGACGTTATAGTCGAGGCTTTTGGCATGAACTCTGATGAAGACGAGGCGCAGGGAAAGAAGCAGGCCCAACCGAGCAAAAAGAAGTAGATTGGGCGAAAATATTTGACCTACTCAGCAGTCAATATGGATGGACCACTGAGCAGATATTTAAGCGAACGATGCACGAGCTTGATTGGAGATTGAAATATATAACTGACAGAATGGCAGAAGATCTTAAGATAAGTGCGAAACTTCATGGCTTGGAGTACAAGGAGCCGATAAGACCGCAAGTATTGTCGGACCATCAAAAGAAGCTTCTCCAATCGGCCCTAGCAAGGACGCAAGATGGCAGATCTAATACAAGTAGGAGTTGATGTAAACCTAACCGATGCTTCCAGGCAAAGGTTAGAAAAGCTCCAAAACAAAGCTAATGAAATATCTAGTGCCTACAAAAAAATAGGCGCAGTGGCAACGGCTGCATTTGCTGGTGCTGCAGCTGCTATCACACTAGCGGTCAGGGAGGCGTCAAAGTTTGAAACCATCGCGGTTCAATTCAAGGTCTTGACCGGATCGATTGAGTCTGCAAACGCGGCCTTGTCTCAGTTAAAGGACTTCGCGGCAAAGACTCCATTCCAATTTGAAGAGATAGCAAACGCCGGCAAAAAACTTTTGTCCTTTGGCTTCTCTGTTGGTGAGCTGCAAGACAGACTTGGCGAACTAGGTAACGTAGCCGCCGCATCAGGTGCAGACTTTGGCGAACTCAGCTTAATCTATGGACAAGTGGCAGCGGCCGGAAAGCTGACCGGAGAGAGATTGCTCCAATTGCAAGAAAGGGCAATACCGATAGGGCCGGCACTTGCCAAAACTCTTGGCGTTGCAGAGTCTTCAATAAGGGGGCTCGTATCAGAGGGCAAGGTCACAACAGAGGTTTTTCAAAAGGCGTTTGCAACGCTATCGCAAGAGGGAGGCTTTGCATTTGGCGGTCTTGGCGAGCTATCCGCCACGCTGTCTGGCAAGATTTCGACACTGAAAGATAACTTTTCATTGGTTACAGCTCAAATAGGTGAAGCGTTTGCCCCAGCAGCGAAAGCCTTGGCAGATATTCTAATAAATGTGCTTGGGTTCTTTAGGGAAAATCCCGCAGTAGTTAAGTTCGGGGCTGCATTGTTGGCAGTTGCTACCGCTACCTCAGCAGTGGTCGGCGGTATGGTGGCATTAAAGCTTGCCACGCTTGCATATTCAAGCTCCACTATCGCTGCTAAACTTGCCACGGTTGGGCTAACTTTTAGCGTCAGAACGTTGCTCGGCGCAACGGGAATAGGCCTTCTAATAGTTGTACTTGGGGATCTGGCACTTAATTTTGATAAGAGAATGCAGCAAATAACAGCAGTTTGGACCGCCTTTGCTAATAATTTCATAAAATTAGCTGGCGGAATAGGTAACTTGCTGCTTGGAATCTTTACATTCGACGTTACTAAAATAAAAGATGGTCTAACTTCAGTAAAGGACGCCGTAGTTGGTGCAGTTACGGAAATAGCTAACGATCCTGCGTTTAATGATGCTGGAGAAAAAATATCTGATGCATTTAGCGGCGGAAATAAAGACAAAAACAAAGTTAAGCTAGATGCCAATTCTCAAGCATTATTGGATGCAGCAAAAACAGACAATGAATTGCTTCAAGAACTAAGGCTTGCCGATGTAGCCGCTCAAAACGAAGAGCAGAAAAAGTTTATCGACGACAAGAGAAAATCAAACGAGACGGTGGCAAAGGCTAACCAATTTTTTAGAACAAATGAGTTTCAAGGAACAAAAACGGCCCTTGGAAATCTAGCAACATTGACTCAATCCAAGAACAAATCTTTAGCAAAAATAGGCCAACTTGCCTCAATAGGAAGGGCAACCGCAAATACAGCGGAAGGTTTTACGAAGGCTCTCGCACAGGGTGGAGTCATCGGACCAATTTTGGGTGCGACGGTTCTTGCCGCGGGAGCAGCTCAGATTGCTACAATCAAGGCGCAGAAGTTTGCAACCGGCGGATTTGTTGGTGGCCCAGGGTTTAGGTCAATGGATAGCGTACCTACTGTTCAAAGAGTTGGTGAGTTTAATGTTCCTCCAGAGTCCGCTGACGACGTAATAAACGCAAGAGCAAGAGAAATAGCCGGTGCGCAGGGTGGACAAAGCAGTCAAATTACACTTAGACTAATACCAGAGGAATTTTCCAGATTCGTAGAAGCTACTATTCAACAGGGTAGGGCATTGGGGACATTCAACGCATGAGCGCAACAATAAAAATATTCGAAGCTAACTATGCCGACTTGTTGAATGGTAATGTTTCAATAACTATCACCGACACAGTTGCAACAAATAATGGGCAAGATATAGTAGACTTTATGCGGAACAGAGACCTAAACAGCGCATGGGCAACAACCGATTCAACCGATGCAGCAGGAACACAAATAGATATTTCGCTGGGCGACGGTCAGACGGTGTCAGAAGTTCTTTTACTGGGACACAATCTAAAAAGCTTTACCGTGTCAACATTCAACGGCGCAACATATGATGTTCAGTACACAACCACTACAGAAACGGAAGATGTTACAGAAATTACTTTCGCAGAGGTTGAAACCACTGCTGTCAGAATTATAGTTAACGGTACGCAGGTTGCCGATGACGACAAGTTTGTGAGGCGCATATTAGTTACAAAACTGTTTGGACAGTTTAATGGGTTCCCAAAGATACAGTCGCCGACAAATTCTACCAATAAAAAACAAACAAAAATGCTATCGGGAAAAATATCGCTTACCGAGGGAGTAGGATCTTTTCAGTGCAAACTATCAATCGATAATTTTTACGATGTTGCTGATTTAGAACTTGTTCAAAATATTTATCTTAACAGAAACGGAGTTGAAGTTTGGCTGTGTGGCGGAGACGAAGACCAATTCACCTTTGCGGCGAAGGGATATAGAAGACTAGACATATTCAGAATGCGCCCCGTAGATGAATATAAGCCTGAATGGCAAAAAGGAATTTACGTTTTAGGAACAAAGCAAACTCTTGATTTGGTGGAAGTGGTTAGATAATGGGAGCTATTAAAGTATTCATTAAGCCATTTAATACAGACGGAACATACCAAGATGATTTCATCGATATAACTACTGATGTTTCGGAGGACACAATAGGGTCAATTAGCCAAAAGCTAGACGGAAGTGACTTTGATACCGGAATATTTCAAAACTCCTCTTTTTCAATGAGACTCAATAATCAATCTGGCTATTACAACGATGTCGGATCGTTGACCAGTGTTTTCCAGTACAGAAGGGCCGGCACTCTCGTAAGGGTGACATGGCTATTTGGTGAATATGAGCCAATTTGTGGTTCGGCAATATGTGGCGAAGCGGTTCTTGGTCCTCAAGAGGTTTTTTATGAAGGACTACTGGAAGATAAAACGACCAGCGTCAACATAGAAACCAACCTGGTCACATTTAATGTTTTGGGAAGATCGTCTCTGTTCGAAACGGTTGAAAAGCCGTCGGCAAAGCCAGGCACGTCGGACACCGTAAAGCAGGGTATTTATGATATTTTAAATCAGTCAGAAATAACGGCACTTCTAACAATAGATATAGACAACGTAGACCCAGACTTGAATTTTCAAATTGATGACGTTTCTCCGTTTGAGAACAACACTGTAAAAGAGGTTTTAGACGACCTTCTTGCCGCATCAAACTCTGTTTTGGTTATAGAAGACGACGTTGTTTATGTAAAATCAAGAGATGCTTCAGTAGATTTAATGTATACGTTTTATGGTCAGGCCAGCCCAAGGGGCATTGAGAACATAGCCGATATTACAAATTATAAGAACGGAATGAATCGAACATTCAACATGTGGACATGGGCAGACACTAGCCTAGTGGCAAGAAATACAAGCTCTATCCAGAGTTATGGAGTAAGAAAGAAGGAAATATCCTACGATTTTGTAACCAACAATACTACCAGACAAAGCATACTTGATAATCTAGTCGGTGAGTTTGGTGATCCAAAGATTGAGTTTGACCTAAAGGGTCTATGGGATATTGACACCATCCAACTCAATCAGCTAGACAAAGTAAGCGTTGACTACCCCAGCACGAGCGTTGCTGTCGGCGATGCGCTGCTTCCCATTTACGGAGTTGCTAAATACGGAGCAGACAAATATCCGTTCACAGAGTTTGCACTCGCAATAGACACAAGCGAGAGATTTAAAATTATAGGAATAACCGTTGATATCAAAAATCAAGAGGTTGTTTTCAAAATGAGGGAGGTCTAATGGGCACAAACAACCTATCAACTAAGAGCAATGGCGAGACGATCAATGCGGCCGACCCTAATCAGTACAAGGAAGCCTTGTCTGGTGACCTCGTGCCAAGAAACTCTTCTGGAGTTCCCACCAATGAGGCCGGAGCGCTGGGAACCGACACATACGAATGGGAGACTGTCTACACTAGAAATATTCAGCTCGACGGGACGATCGC